ATATAAACGGTTCTTTTACCTGTTAATGGATTTACATACGGAATTGAAATACTTTCGCTGGCCCATTGGATAACACTGGGATGTTTGTCTAGCAGTGTCATTACAGTTAATTCCCATGATGACCTAGCAAACGGTCGAGCATGTCCTATTAGTTTTTGAGGGTTTGTAGGTATAAACTCTCCTTGATGATATTTACTCATTGTAAGTCTCCAATAATTCAGTTAAAGAAATAGAACAATTTATTCCTTTTTTCTTATTGATTAACGACGGTAATATACACAAATTATTTTTATTACTGATAATTAATGGATCAATATTATAAACAAATCCGGCTTTAACACTAAAGCNATGATCTAAATCATAGCCGTTACCCCGTAAGTTAGTTGGATCTATAATATCTCTATATCGGCCGTAGGTGATATTAGTTAAATGATAAACAAGTTTTTGATATTTTTTATAGTTAGTTGGGTCTAAGTTAAGGTCTACAGTTAAATCTGATGTTATTTTTAGTCGCGTTTCTATTAATTTTTTAGTTGCATTTAATTTTTGTTGCTCTGTTGCAGTATTTCTCCACCCAAATCTATTTTTACGTTCTTCAATAGATAGTTGTGAATTTTTAATCCTATGAGTTTTACCTGCTGTATCATGGATTAATTGACTAGTCCCACAGGCTACTCGGTGTTTCCAAATTTCAGATTGATTTTTAGAAACTTTCTTTACAAAGTTATTATATTTGGTAGTATCTAGCTTTAATTGTTTTCTAAAATCTTTTGCTTTATATGAACGGCATGCTCTACAACTAGTGTAATATCCTTTAGCTATAGTTTGAAATTTAGTAGGAATACAGCAATAGCTGCATATGCCTTCGTTTTCAGTTTTCATAAATTGATCATAATAATCAATTGATTTAACTTTGTGAAAATTATTAATATGCTTCGCCATTTTTCTTAAGCTATCACACTCTAACATACATAATTGACAAATAAATTTCATGGCTGATCTGTTATTGCCGCNGCAATACTTCCTCTTAGTGTTGGGTTATTAANCCACGCAGGATTACCGTCACCAACAAACACACCTATTTGTGAACTTTTTGGTTTAAAGTTGTTATAAGCTGCAATTAAGTTCATACTAATCTGTTGGTTTGCAAATAACTGTTCAACAGGTATACCATTAGTTGCACTAACGTATGCTGCTACACTAGCAATAGCTTCAATAAATTCTTGCGGTGTTTCAGGGTTGGTAAAATAGCTACGAGCAATTGTTAATGCTTTATTAGTTAATTTTGGATCATTTGGCCTTTGCGGATTAGCTAGCAGTGTGGTATCAACTTGTTGATTTGGAATTATTTTACCGGTTACAGTGTTAACAAATTGATACGATCCGTTGTTTGACGTAATACCAATCTGTCCGCTTCTTGTTGCTAACTGTTTTTTAATTATATTTTGTGTAAAATTTTCTGCCATGTTTATACCTTGTCACACAAATTGTGCCGATCTACCATACGCACCAGGAATTGTACCTGTAATTACAGTTGCAGGCAATGCGCCGGATATTATGTTTGAGCCAATAGTAGATGCTGGTTGATAATTATCTTGTGTTTGGTTATTAAATAACCTTGGCTGAGACACAAATAAGCTTGTAGTTGTATTATTTTCAATGTTTAGTGCATCTGTTGCTTGAAATCCAGTATCTTCGTTAATTGGTTGTCCAAATTTTTCATACTGTAGATATTCGTACTTAAATGTAACAGTTGCTTCTTCGGCATCGCTTGAGGTATAGTCTTTTTGTGCCCAATCAATATTTGTAATTTTAGGATTTATATAACTAAATTTTGTTACAGTCCTTGCAAAATATGCAGATATTGAAATTTTATTAAAGAAATTTGTATCTTCTGCTAGAGGTCTTAATCCCCACCCTGTTTGATCTTGAAATTTTGCATCCGTTGGATTCATAGATTCTGCGAGAGGACTTTTAATTCTGCTGTCGCCAAAATAATAAGTAAAATAATTTACCCAAAAATTTAAAACACTGTTNTCAACTGTATCAAAAATTCTTAAAGATACGTCAGAGTAGTCAATTTTAGTGTATACAATTCTTTTTTTGTTATAGTTATTTAATTCTTGTGCAGTTAGTGTTATTCGAGGTTTATCAATTTGTTTAACTTTAAAAGCTATTGACCGTGTGTCCGATGACGAGTTTAAATTAATATCTTGTATCATGTTTTGAGCTGCTGGATTTGGAAAAAATTCAGCTTTAAACATAAATTTAGTTCGAGGGACTGATCGAAATACTTGCCCGGGAGAATCTAAACCAAATATACGAGCTGCTGTGCTAGGAGATCTAAGATACAATACCATATTTGTATTTAGTCAAAAATAAAGGCGATATTATTATCGCCTTTATTGTTCTTAATTTTTTTAAAATTATGTTGCTGTGGAGAAAGCTGCTCCAATTGTAGCAGCAGCAATACCAACCCCTGTAACAGTTTGATTACCAAACGATGCTTCGTTGCCTTGTAGTGCATTATCGTAACGTATGGTCATGGTTATCATTGTAACTTCTGAACTGCTGTAATCCAAACTGTCATATTCAACTTGTTGTACGTAGCAACCTTCAAGTTTCCAAGTTTCTAAAATATTTGGATTCATTGACCCATCTAATGTTTCAATTAGTGTGGTAAATTTATAATTGCTTCCGGTTGCTGCAGCACTTTGCGTATAATGATTCATTTGTTTTTGAACCTGTGCGCTAACAGCACTTGTGGCAAGGTTGCTTATGTCATCTCTTAGAGTGATTTGTATTTCTGACCATACTGGCTTTTGAGCTATATAAGCTATATTATTATAGCTGTGTAATTCAGTTGCGGAGAAATTTTGAGATGGTCGACCTACGGTTGCAACTTGTCTAGTAACGTCTAGTAAACTTATGCTATTACCAAAACGGTTAAAAAGTACTCGAAAACGATGCTTTAACTTTGGCATTAGTATTCCAAGACCAGACCCTGGTACAATTGGAACACCATATTTGTCCAACGAGTTAAGTGTGTTTAATCCTGTTACTTGTGCCATTGTATAAATACCTCCATGCTACAAAGTATTTATGACAGATGAATTTTTTTGGAAAAGACCTATAAATTTTTCAAGATTTTAAGCGTGCCCTACTTGACCGTAGCTTAATTCGTCCGATATTTTAATATGAGCATTACAACTTTTGTCGATAATGTCTTTACATATTTTAACATATGTTTCTCTATTGCTATCAGACACTTGAGATAATAATAGTCCCATATTTGTAGATAATGCAGCTAAAATTAGATGGAAAGACTGTTCAGCATCGTTGGTAACATCGCTTAAATTTTTTAGATATTTGTAAATATCTGCATATAATAATTGATTTAATGCCATTTGAATTTCTGGTAAATTTAAATCATCCATTGTTAATTTTTACCTTTTTTAATATTGTTAAGCAGTATTGAAACAACAGAATTATCGTCTGTATTTTCTGGATAATTTATATTCAGCCATTCCTCTATTTCAACGCATGTTCGTTTACTAGCGGCTACCAATCGTAACATTTGAATAGCGTCATCAAGTTGCAATTGCAATGCGCTAAGTTGATTTTCATTCTTGTGTGTCATTATTAAATATTTATATTCTATTTGATATTGTCAATAATGAACTACTGTTGATACCGACAGTAGTTCACATCACATCTTATCAATTTTTGGTATTTCAATTACTATTACGTAGTACATGTTATCTAATTGTACACTAAGTTGGAACGGTGGAAATGATAAATTTGCATGGAACAAAAAAGGGAGCTAAAAGCTCCCTTTTTTACTTATGCAACTGTACTTCCTGGTAACGGATCTCCAGTATTTAGAATTCTAATTGGAATGAAGATAAACTCTATTGACTTCTCTGGCTTAATAGCAACATCTACCCATAGCTCATTTCTATCTATTCTTGCAGGTGTATTATTTGTAGTGTCACAAACTATTGCAAAGTCATACACAGCTCTAGTAGATATCATTGAATTCATAAACGAAATAAATGTCTGAGTAACGTTTGATCTTGTTTGAGTATCATTTGGTTCAAACAGGAATGGTTTAGCTATGTTATCAAACTGATATTTGAGATAGTTAATCAATCTTGCAACATTTATTCTATCAAGTGCGCTAGATACTGGATGCAGAGTTTTTTGACCATATACGACAAGTCCGCGATTTGGAATAAATGCAATTGGATTAATCTTGTTTCTGTATAATGTATCACGTTGTCCTTGATTTAGTGCAACCGGTACATAATCGCCTTCTGAGTTTACATAGCCTACGCTTGTTACCCCAGTAACTAACCCGCGATTATAACCTGCTGGTGCAAACCATGGATATGCAACTTGGTCATTAAATGCAATAGTTCTTAAAGCCATCATGCTTGGAGGTACAAGAACATTGCTACCGTCTAGGTTAGTACCGAGACCCCAAGGATAATATAGTCCAACGTATGCACTGGAAACTGTTAATCCTTCGGAGCCCATTTCTGCAGCATTGTTTGCGTTTGTTGCCCAATTTTGAAGATTTGTAGCATTTGAACTTAGTGTGCTAGGTGTATCACCAACAATAAATGCAACCTCTTTCTTATCAACATTAAGTGCAATCATTTCATCAATACATTCTGGATATCCAGGTACAGATATAAGATTAAAGAAGTTTTCTTCTGCTCTTGCTTCGTCGCTTGAAGCTAGAGCACCTTGTAATCCATTGATAATTACTCTACGTTGAGCAGCTGAACCCATATACGGACTACCATCTGGACGGTTACCGCTAGCTGTTACCCATCGTGCGCTCCAATCTAGTTCTGGGAAATAATCAGAACGATATACTTTTACATTGTTTGTGCTGTAACGTGTATTGAATAGTAACATTCCAGCTGGATATAACAATGAATCCGGTGCATCTGGATCTAAACCATCGTTGCTTAATACCATTACACTAGGGACAACACTGCCAGTTGGTGTACCAGTAGCATTAGCTCTAGCATCAGCAAAAACAATTCCTTGAGATGTTGTTTGATCCGTGTTATCTATTAATATCCAATTTTGTGTTATTGCATTATAACGATATATTTGCGGATACGGTGTAACTGCTGTATCAATCCATATATCATAATCTACTAATGGTGCTCCTGTACTTTGAGTAATTGGAGCTATACTGCTTAACAACGGACCGTTTGGATCAGTTGCTGGATAATAATTACGATATCCCAACCATTGTGTACCGTTATTAACCATAATGTCAGTTTGTAGAGCAGTATTGTACCAAAGTGTGCCATCAGCTGGTTCACCACGAGGTGTACTAGCACTTGGTGTGTATGCTAATGGTGTCCAGGCAGCATTGCCCGAGCCGGAAATTTGCCATTGGTAAATTTCTTGTGTTGCTTCGGCAGGATTTGTACCGTTACTGTTGTATCGTACATAAGTGCTACCAAGTTGTTTTAATCCGCCGAATCCAGCATCCGCTGCTG